TTATAAGGATTTATAGGTACTTATCCACAGGTTTGTATGCTGGTAATCTAAATCATTCTCATTTAGATTCGCATTTAGTTGCATCCCCTTGCCACTTCTGGGATTTATAGACGGGCACAAAAAAGGGCCCCGTTAAGGGCCCTAGATTGCCGTCTAAGCGACGATCAGGTTATAGGCTATACCCTGTAGCTGTACTCGCTGTTCTCATCGTCAGCGTAAACGTAGGTCCACTCACCATCCCAGTCAGGTGACTGACCACCAGTGATGGGTTCAGATATCCACGTGAGGTCATCCCAAGGCTTAGCCGTTGATGCGGGTTCACTGTGCGCCCTACACTGGGTTGCCTCTGGATACTCAATAGGCGCCTCGTCAGTGTATGCAGAATCCATCCTCGTGAATGCACCAGCCGCCTTGATCAGATCATCTGCGATCCTTGTATCAGACTTCCCAGTGGTGGGCCTTGACCATGCTCGCTTTGGCTGGCTGGGTTGAATCACATCCAGCGCATAGCCTTTCAGTTCACTAGGCTCGATCCCCTCGCTGATGCCTGCCTTGTGAATCTCTGACAGTCTCAGGTATGGCGATACAGGCAGTCCGTGTGATTGCTCACCATTCCAGCGTTTGCGCGGCTTGTAGAACATCAACCCATGCTGGTATTCGTTGCAAGGCAGGTCAGACACAAGGTAGTGTGCATCGTCCTCGCCAATGGCTTCAGACTGGGCGTACAAGGTCCAGAGAACACCTATGATCTCTGCCTGTAGTTCAGCACCACCATCCAATGCTTCGGGCTTCAGACTCTGAACCTTTTCAACCATGTTCATCAACGTCTGACTGGACTCCGTTGTGCCATGCCATGCTCTACCCAACGTGTTGACCGCTCGCTGAATGATAGAGCCTACCTTGGCCTTATCCCGACTGGTCATATCAATGTCACGGACCACAGACAGCGACAAGGTAACGCCACTGGCCTGACTGGCCTTATCTCTCATTACCTGACCATCGATAGCCGACTGTTTGATCGCTTGCTTATGTGTGTTGTGTTTCATGCTTCTATCTCCTTGATTTGACTAGGGTTTCTGGTCATCCAGAGCTGCCCTGTCCCCTCTAGTATCGCATGTATCAGACCTGTAAGTCCATGTATTTACTGACTATTTACTGGTCATTTGTCACATTATGGCCCTGATCTGAGTATAATTAATAATGAGAGGAATAAATATTCACTGACAGTAAACATTTCCCAGTCGATCCCGCTCGTGAGACAAGGGGAGAAATGGTCACTCCCTCCCTCTCTTACTGTCCCATTATCTTCTCGCATTGTGCCCACAAAGAGACGGGGAGGGGGGCTGAGAGAGCGAGGGAGATCATGTTAAACCCTCACCTACTGAGCAAAAGTGAATTCTAGGGCTCACAATATAATACTAGGGAGAAACACCCCAGGCTAGAGGTGTCCCCAAAGGAGAATCATGAAGGAAATCAAGGAATTAGAAGCTCAATCTCCCAAACAGGCCAAAGAAGAATTAGTAGTCGATACAGGACAGGCCAAGAGAGAGCTAAAACCGGCCCCAATAGGGTCTAAAGGTGGTAAAATAGGTAGGCCACCGGGTGCTAAGAACAAGGATACCATCTTCAAAGAGCTTATGACAGGTAATTTCCAGTCTAGAGCCATTAAAGATATAGAGAAAGTTTACTCTGTACTGTTCGAGAAGGCACATAACGGGGATATGAAGGCTATTAAGCTTGTCCTAGACCGTGTTGTACCTGTTACCAAGGCTGTTGATGCCAATCAGATTAAGGGTGGTGTAACTGTCTCCATAAATGTAGGCTCTCTTGAGGCTGCGCAAGCAATAACTATAGAGGATGCTGAATATGAAGAGATTGATGAAGGCTATTAGTTGTTTATTTCTGTCTGTTGCTCTAGCTGGGTGTTTATCTGTCCCAGTGGAGAGGGATTTACCCTCATCTGAGGGGGACTTACCCTCCCCTGTAGTCCAATGGGCTGAAACTAACGTAATGCAAGTGGAAACAGAGCGTGGTTATGGCTCAGGCTTCTGGAATGATGAGGCTACGTTCATTACAGCTTGTCATGTAGTTAGTAGGACAGTGGTTACGTACAAGGCAGCTACAGAAACAGAGCCTTTCACTGTTATTGATGTGTTTGAGGTTGATGAGGATGTCCTAATCCGTAGTTGGGACGGTGATGAGTATATTGGTAAGGTGATCTCTTGTGATAAGGAGACAGACCTAGCAATTATTAAGCCAACGGTTAATCACCCACTCGACTTAACAGAAACAAAGATTAAGCTAGACCTCCCTGAGAGGGGTAGGGCTACATACGGGCCGGGCTTCCCCCTAGGCAACTCCCTCCTGATCACACAAGGGCATTGGCAAGGCAAGTCTTGGTTTGACAATAAGAATTATATCATTACCTCTCCAACTATATTTGGTGATTCCGGATCACCTGCTGTTATAGTTAAAGATGGTAAGGTAGAAGTGGTAGGTTTGAGGCAGTGGGTAGCAAACAACGGCCTTGGTCCTACTTTTCACATTGTAGGGGTTATCTCTGGCAAATCCATACAAGATCATATAAGCCAGTACAATCGATTGTAGAGGAATAAGAATGGAAAACAACAAGAAGAAAGGAACAGAAGGGGAACACAAAGGTTGGAACCCCGGCTCTGTAGGTGATTACAAGCGTGGCCTCCAAGCTCCCGTAACAGGGAAAGTAGAAGACCACAACCGTAAAGGCGCAGGCGCTAAACAATAATGGAAGGCCTTCTTCAGAACATGTTCAATAAGGTGGAGGCTAGCAAGAGTGAAGTAAATGATGCTCCCTCTATCCGCCGCCGTACTGTTGAAGGCAACCTCCGTGCTGATAAGATGATGCAGGAGATGAAGCGATCAACGGATACGATGAGGCTTATGCAGATGGACTCAGACTTCCAAGTAGCCGCTAACGACAAGCCTATGGCTGTCCCGATGGACCGAAGGGAAATAGCAGAGCGTAGGGTTAACAGGATGTTTGACCGTGCTGCTCAACCAAGGCGAAACCCGATACAACCTATCCAAAAGCCAATGGCTGTTCGCACTAGCTAGGAGAAACCCATGCCAATAGAGAGTTCAAAGACTAGTACAGCGACTTGGCGTAGGTGGGTTAAGGGGCAAATAGCAGCCCTGTCTGGCGGTGGTGGTGGACAGTGGGTGTTGATCGAGGACTACACGCCAACAGCAGTAACCTCATATGACTTTACGTGGGATGAGACCCTATACAGCTCTGTTAGGCTAGAACTGGAAGCCATCCAACCAGATTCTGACGCTGGCTTGCTGTTGCGTCTGGGTCACACGGATGGTGCAACTATACTGAATACCACCGGTGATTACCTCTGGTCACACAGAGAGATAGGATCAGCTACTGCATTTACAGTGAGTGGTGTCACAGATGAGATAGAGCTTCAGCCCGGAGGACTAACTGTTGATGCTTCATTCACTCAGGGTTGTGGAGGTAAGATTGAAGTCATAGGTGGCTCAGACGCAAATACCACCGCAATCGTTGAGGCCTCGACTCACTTCGTTTATGGCGGAGCTGGTGGTACGTTCTATAGCTACTATGTTCAAGGTTATGTAAAGAACTACGGGAGAGGGTCAGAAGCTTTTGATACTCTTCAAATCGCGTGGGATGGCGCCATGCCTCCATCATTTAAAGCACAAGGCAGTATTCGACTTTACGGATTGAAGAACTCCTAGGGAAATAAAATGGAATTAGAGTTTAACCTTCACGAAAAGCAACGCGAAGTCTTTATGAGCGATGCCCGTTACAAGGTTTGTGCAGCAGGACGAAGAGCAGGTAAGAGTTATCTCTCCGCTGTCATCCTGTTAATAGAGGCCCTTAAGTCAGAGAATAGGTTTGGTGTCAAGCTTCAAGGTAAGGAAGTTTGGTACGTAGCCCCAACATATCAGCAAGCCCGAGACATCATCTGGGGTGCGCTAAAGGACCTAGGACAGGGCGTCATATCGCAGGTGCACGAGAACACCTCAACTATGACTCTCATCAATGGACGTACCATAAAACTCAAAGGCTCGGACAGACCCGACACTCTCCGAGGTGTCTCACTAGCTTACGTAGTGTTAGACGAGTATGCGTTCATGAAGCCAGAGGTTTGGGACTTAATCCTCCAACCTGCCTTGGCTGACGCTAGAGGGGATGCTCTGTTCATAGGTACCCCCTCAGGTAAAAACCACTTCTATGATTTGTGGATAGAAGCAGGTAGTGGAGTCCATAGTGATATGGAAGCATTCCACTTTAATAGCTTAGATAACCCCATCCTTCAAGCAGAAGAGATTGAACGGGCTCGTAGTAAGATGAGTGCTGATGCATTCAGACAAGAGTTCGAAGCAAGCTTTGAAGCCTCTGGTGGTGGAGCATTTAAAGCCCACGAGTTTATCTATGCAGATAAGAGCCCCTCTCCGGGGACTACTTACATCACTGTTGACCCTGCTGGTTTTGGTAAGGGTGACGGGATGGTTAAGTCCAACCTCAAGCGACTAGACGAATGTGCTATTGCTGTAGTAGAGGTTAGTCCGGATGGTTGGTTTGTGCACGACATGATATCAGGTAGGTGGGGTGTAAGAGAAACCTCCCTTCAGATCATTAGGGCTGCACAGAAGTATAAGGCCGCAGTGGTAGGTATAGAGCAGGGTTCTCTTAAGAACGCCATCATGCCCTACCTAGAGGACCAGATGCGGCGGTTAAACAGCTATCCACGTGTAGAAGGTGTTACACACGGTGGACAGAAGAAGACAGATAGAATATTGTGGGCCCTCCAAGGTCGCTTCCAGAATGGTAGGATTATCCTGAAACAAGATGAACCTTGGAATAAGAAGCTAACGGATCAACTGTTAGACTTCCCCAACCCCCTTTCTCACGATGACCTGCCAGATGCCTTGGCTTATATTGATCAGATCAGCACAGCGATTTATGATCATGGTTGGATCGAAGAGACTTATCAACCCTTAGACGAATGGTCAGGTTATTAATGGCGAATAAGAATGTAGTAGTAAACCCCGATAATGGAGCGCAGCAGCAGCGAGAGCTAACTGCGGATACCTCTATTGTCAGTTGGGTTATGACGAGGGTTAGCTCTTGGGAAGACCATCGTAAACAGAATCATGATAAGAAGTGGGACGAATACTACCGTATGTGGCGTGGTATCTGGTCTCCTGAAGACAAGTCTCGCACCTCAGAGCGTAGTAAGCTTATCCACCCAGCACTCTCCCAAGCTATCGAATCGACAGCAGCAGAGCTAGAAGAAGCTACATTTGGCAATGGTAAGTGGTTTGATGTGTCTGATGACTTTGCTGACAAGGACTCCGCTGACATTCAGATGTGGAGAGACCAGCTCAGTGAGGACTTCGATAAGGAAGATGTTCGTGCTGCTATGTCAGAGGTATTCCTGAATGGAACTATCTACGGTACAGGTATTGGTAAGCTCATCCTCAATGAGGTTGTAGACAAGAATATTGTACGCACTACCATTGGTGATACCCAGATTGGTACACCTGAGATAGAATCAACTGCTACTGTCCGTGTAGGTATGAAACCTGTACATCCGAAAGAATTTGTCATTGATCCTACAGCACGTACGATTGATGAAGCATTAGGTATGGCACATATCACAGAAGTGCCTAAGCACACTGTTCAAGCTAAGCAAGCATCTGGTATATACCGAGAGGCTGTAATCTCTGGGTATAATGATACTATCGTAGGAGGTCGCTACAGTCCTGAGAAGGATGACCTAGACGACATCCGTGAAGAAGACAAGACCATGTTAATTGAATATCATGGTTTTGTTCCTCGTCATCTACTTGACGGGTTAGAAGCTGAGACTGAAGGAGGTGATCCCGAGGAAATCGTGGTTGATGATACGGACCTTGTAGAAGCCATCATAACCATTGCTAACAGTACAACACTCTTACGTGCCACCGAGAACCCGTATCTAATGGGTGATAGGTGTTTCGTAGCATATCAGCACGACATTGTGCCCAACAGGTTCTGGGGACGTGGTATTGCAGAGAAAGGCTATAACCCTCAGAAGGGGCTAGACGCAGAGATGCGTGGGCGTATCGACGCTATGGCTCTCTCTATCCACCCTATGATGGCAATGGATGCCACTCGGTTGCACAGGGGAGCGGACTTGAGCGTAGCTCCGGGTCGTAACATCCTGACCAACGGAGACCCCAAGGATATTTTGATGCCCTTCAACTTCGGGCAAGTTAACCCCACTACCTTTAGCCAGTCTGCTGAGTTTGAGCGACAGGTGCAGATGGGTACTGGTGCTATGGACTCGGCTACACCTATTGGTGATAATGCTCGTAATGCCACTAGTGGTGGTATGAGTATGATCCAAGGTGGGTCAATCAAACGTAACAAGCGAACCCTTGCTAATATTGATCGGAGATTTATCTCCCCCTTTATTCATAAGTCAGCTTGGCGTTACATGCAGTTTGCTCCTGAGCGTTATCCTGTAGAGGATATTAAGTTTCAAGTGCATAGTACTCTTGGTATTGTGGCACGTGAGCTTGAGCAGCAGCAACTATCTAACATGCTGAAAACAGTTCCTGCTGAATCCCCTGCGTTTTGGATGCTCCTTAAGGGTGTGTTCGAGCACAGTAACATATCTAATAGGGAAGAAGTCTTAGCCTCTATAGATCAAATGACACAGCAGTCGTTACAGAAGCAAGCTCAACCTGAAGAAGATCCTCTCATTGCTCTTAAGAAGCAAGAGATCCAAGTTGATGCACAAGTTGAACAAGCTAAACTAGCAGCTAAGCAAGATAAAGATAATAAAGACTTGCAGGTAGCTGTTGCTCGCCTAGAACTTGAGCAGCAGAAACTACAGCTAGCTAGGGAAGAAATGAT